TCGTGTAAATGACTACATCAAGACTACGTACTACACGGATGCCTAAAAGCGAAGCGAAGCGAGCCACGGAACACTGGGAACACTGATGCCGCAGGCTAGACTCGTCCTACTGATGCCGTAGGCTAGACTCGCTCCCAGTTGCCCTACTTATTATCCCGCAGCGCGAAGCGCGTAGTTGGCGCGGATGCGCCCGACCGCCGGAGGCAGCCAGCCCGTGGGAATTTAAAGTGGGGTTAGTATTACCCCCACTTTTTTCCCACACCCACAGGAAAAAAAAATTTTTTTTATGCATTTTAGGCATATGTAAATAAAAATTTGCAAATTTCATGCCTCGAGAAGACAAAAGGCCCAAGTCCAGATATTGGATGCTGACTGGCTTTGCGGAAGAGCCTTCATTTGACCAATTCACAATGAATGCGATGCGAGTAGGTAGAGAAATTTGTCCCACGACGAGTCGACAACATTATCATGCATGCATACAGTTCGTCGATGAGATCCGGGTTACCACGATTAAGCAGATTTTTCCAAAGCAAAATCTTGCGATTAAGAAAGGCAACAAAGCAGAGTTTTTTGCGTATAGTAAGAAGGATGGCGATTTTACGGATTACGGAATAGCCGACCACGGTAACCAAGGCGAGCGAAATGATTTCGCGGAGCTAATAGAAGCTGTAGATTCAGGTGATAATTTTGCAACACTTATGCTAAAATTTCCCAAAGTAGTAGCTAGGCATATGCCCTATACTAAAGAATTAATTACTAATCGTAATTATAGAGTTGCCATGGAGAAGCGAAAGCTTAGATTCACCGGAGAGCTTAGGCCTTGGCAGACAGGAATCATTAACATGGTCAACGACGAGCCATGCGACCGACAAATCCTCTGGGTCTATGACAAGGATGGAGGAAAGGGTAAAAGCTACATGTGTGGTTACCTTCAAGTTCATCACGGCGCATTTATCACGACTGGCGGCAAGATTGCTGATGTCGCTCATGCGTACGATAGTGAACGGGTCGTAATTTTCGACCTACCTCGCACAATTGCCGAGCATTGTGATCACGTTTACAATATGATAGAGTGTTTTAAGAATGGTGCTATGTTTAGTGGCAAGTATCAGAGCAACCTTAAGATATTTGATGTTCCTCACGTTATAGTGATGGCGAATTTTGAGCCCGATTTAGACAAGCTCTCAAAAGACAGATGGATCATTTTACATATATAAGATGCCAGGATTTTAGGTATGCCGCGCATCATGAAACGTAAGTCAGTTATGACTGCCAAGAGGAAGTATGTACGTAAGGCCCGTATGAAGCCTAAGAGGCGATTTGCCGGTAAAGCGGGTATAGCCCGCGTTGTTAATAAAATGCTCAAACGCAAAATTGAAACCAAGCAGAGCACTTTTACGATCACTGATGGTCAACAAATTTTCCACAACAATTTTCTGACGTTAGATGGTGCGTCCAATTTCTTTGCGACCAATCAAGGTACTGGTGATCCTATGAATACTGGAGGCCAACGTGTAGGTGATGAGATCACCGTGAAAGGAATTATGTTCAAAATGATGATTGAGCTTAATGAGCGATATTCCGATGTAACATTTAGGTGTATTTGTGTCCGAGCTGCGAAGGGTGACACCCCTACGCGCGATACCTTATTTGCTGGTGTATCTGGCAACAAGATGCTTGACAATTTCAATAACGAGCGCTATTCGATTATATTTCAAAAGACATTTAAGATCACTGCGCGCAATCAAGGTACCGGTGCAGCCAATGTCGTTTATGCCGATGGCGGTTCTTCTGGACTGAATACTGCCGATTCTTCATCGCAGCTTTTGTCTCGTGCGACCAGGATTGTGAAATTTTATGTTCCTGGTACGAAGTTTTTCAAAAACGGAGTGTGCAAGTATGAAAACGGATCGTCCACACAAGTGAAGTTCTTTGACTATCATCTTTTGTTGTATGCTTATTCGAACTATTCGACGAATCAGGATGTATTTTATGTAGCTCGTGTAAATGACTACATCAAGACTACGTACTACACGGATGCCTAAAAGCGAAGCGAAGCGAGCCACGGAACACTGGGAACACTGATGCCGCAGGCTAGACTCGTCCTACTGATGCCGTAG